AAGATAATTATCCTTTACCCAAGGTTTAGATGAAATATACATCTTATATTTTGTATAGATATCAACAGTTTCATCATACTTAAACTCATCAGGTCCTGCAAATACAAAATCTTTAGGACCCTTTCCGCTACGTCCTGTAGGATCTCCAGTAGGAAGAATTTCTTTTGCAGCATTCAGAGTTGTGAAACAAGTATGGACCTTGCCATAACGAGCAGCATACTCCGAACAAAGAGCAAATCCATGAGCAAGTAACCACTGCCAATTCATTACATAATCATTTGCCCATATTGTGCATGGATGATTACGAAAGGCACCCTTCTTAGTAGCATAGGGAGTACCGTCTGCCTTGGGAAGAGTGCCAAATCCATGACCCCATTTGTCTGAACATACAATAGCAAGCATCTGACAAGTCTCTAGAGGCATCTTGACGATGTGCTTATCGGGTAAAACCCTTGCAGACTTCCAAGGATCAGGATCCGTGACAAAGATGTTCATAACAATTTAGATAGTGAAATCACTAGTAGAAATGTCAACATTATAACTACATCCCAGGACTTTGTACGAATAAAGTAAGGAATTGAAATGAGATCAGCTACGAAGTGTACGAATACTCCAGTTATAACATTAACATGGAGAACAATAAAATAGGCAACAATAACTCCAATGCTGCCTATAATTCTTAAAAGTATATCAACCGAAGGTCGAGTCAGGTTCAAGTGCAATGTAGTAGGTAAGATCATGATTCTTGCTAGTGAAGCGAGACAGAAGTTTCTGTGACACAACCACATCATATGTCCCAGGAAGAACTTTAATGTTCTCTACTTTAAAGTTAAAGCAGAACTCATTATCAGTCTCACCAACAATCTCCTCATGGCGATTAGAGGTATCGTTTTTCTTATCGCGAACAACAAGTTTAACAACTCCTGCTTCACCAACGGCAGAAATATCAGGCAGTTGATAGACTGCTGCTGCTTTCAACAGTTTGTCAAGCACAGCAGTGGAAAGTTCAAAACAGACATCTTCCGTAGGAAGATTGATTGCTTTCTCTGGAGGAGTCACAATTACATTAGGGTCTGCGAAGAAATACTTGGAGCGAGACTTGCCTTCACGAATAACAACATATCCATCATTAGCAAAGTCAAGTTCAGGACTTTGATGCAGACTCAGACCGTTGAGGAACTGGTTAAGGTCATAGATACCAAAGTCTTTTGCGAAGTCTTCAGTAACAGTTGCTTCAGCAAGAATGTTCTTCATCAAGCTGATTGTACGAAGTTTACTACCTTCCTTAAAGAGAATCGACTGGTTAATCGAAGAGAAGTTCTTAAGGACAGAAATAGTTTTATCAGACAGTTTCATAGGAGGTCGAGTTTTCATCACTGAGGGTAGGTTTCACGTTGAGCATTCTTATCGTTGAAATGCATCAGAAGAACAGCATAATGCAGAATCTTCATAATATCACGTCGCGCAGTGCCTTTCTTATCATAACGAGAGGCATACTTGAGAATGTTGCTGCGGCAGAAGGATTCACCATCACCACATGCTTCAATCAGATCCAGAGTTTGAATCTTGTCGTCACCAGCAGAGTAATGCTGGTTGTATGTTCCGTTAATATAATCAGTCAGTTCTTTAAGAATACGTTCTTCACTATACTTAAATCGATTAGGATTGTTACTAGTAGTAGTCATATCAAGTTTAAAGGAAACAGAGTCTTCACCACCAAAGGCGACAGGTTGTGCTGCACCATAAGTATTAGAAGAAAATACAATATGGTCGTCACCCATACCACCAGGAAGACCGCCACCAATGTTGAGTGTATCAGGAGCAGCATATGGATTGCCAGTCAAACTGATACCATCTTCCTCCCAAAAATCTTGATTAGTCATTGTCAATTCATCAAACATAAAGGACCAAGAGTTTGCCATAATTATATCACTGAGCGGTGTATGTGTCAATGTTATCTTCGGAAGGCATTACGAAATCAACATCAACCTTGTCATAGAGTTCAAGGAATGCTTGCTTGGTTTCATCATCAAAACGGTTGACACAGACTTGGATTGCCTTTGCCTTATCGTTGAAGATGCTGTATGCCTTCACGATGTGAACCAGACGACGTGTGGAGATGATCTCCTCAATGCCACCATCATAGAAGGTCTTGCGGATGATGTCTGCCCAGTCAGAAAGGCGCTTACAGAACTCTTCATCCTTACACAGTTTAGCAAGAATCTTCTGTTCGATAGCAGCAGTAGGATACTCTTGCTCAAAGGTCACAGGGAATCGCTCAAGGAATGCTTCGTTGAGCACATTAGTTCCAATGAATCGTCCGTCGTCGCTACCTTTTCCTTTGGTATTAGCGGTTGCGAATACTTGGAAACCTTCTGCGGGCGCAACCCATTTGCCAATCTTCTTGAGGAAAACTCCTTTTCCTTCGAGAATAGACTGAAGACAGAGAATTTTGTTTGAGGCGAGGTCGATCTCGTCAAGGAGCAGCACAGCACCCCGCTGCAGGGCCTCAATGACGGGTCCGTTGTGCCAAACGGTTTCTCCACCAACAAGACGGAAACCGCCAATAAGATCATCTTCATCAGTCTCTACCGTGATGTTGACTCGGATGAGTTCACGTCCGAGTTGGGCACATGCTTGTTCGATAGAAAACGTTTTGCCATTACCCGAGAGACCCGTGATAAACGTAGGGTAGAAGAGACCGGACTTAACAATTTTTTTAATATCACCAAAATTGCCAAACTGGACGAAGGAATCATCTTTTGCGGGGATAAGGTTTTGTTCGATTGCTGGCAGAGCAGCAGGAGCATTATAGGTTGTTTCCAGTTCTTCTACAGTCTCTTTGGTTACTTCCAGGTTCCACTTACCACGACCAACTTTGTAGTCAGTCAGTTTGTTAGTGACAGTCTGATAGTTGAAATCATTCATCTGACAAAATGCCTTGATTTCGGCAGAAGTCACAGACTCACCATATGATTCGCGGAGAGATTCGATGATGCTTTCTTTGGAAAGACCCATTTGCTTTGTTTGAACTGAAGTTATTATAGACGAAAAAAGGGGGTCTCAAACCCCCCGTGTGTCACTTGTCAGACTGTCCATACTTGTATCGCATAGCCTGAAGTAAGTATGCCTGTCCTAAAGATCTAGGACCCTCCTGTAGGATTTTAATAACCTTGGGGTCCTTTTCTGATGCTTTAGCAATTTCTCTCCAGTTGTCTTTGTATTCAGTCATGCTACCAGAGAGATAAATTCGCCTAGAACTTTCTTATTTAGTTTCTTAGTCTTAAGAGACTTAATGAAAGCGGACTTAATCTTCGCCTTTGTGGCACCTTCATCAACAGAGAAGTCCGCATCTTGAGACAAAGAAGTGGCAGACATAGCAAAGTATGCATGATATCCAGAAGTCTTGATGGTACAACTACGCTGCTTCTTCCACTCACTCTGAATCTTACGGAACTCATCAGAGTTCTGATCATAATAGAGTTTCATGAAGTGATTTGCATCACGACTTTCAAGAACACGGATGCCAACAAAGTTGACCGTAGGGAAATTGTCACGAAGATTCTCAAGCATCAAGTCAGCGAAACCATGCCAACCATAAGGAACCTGATAGGTATTACCAGTCTTACGATCGCGAAGGAAAGTACAACCACCAACCATCTGACGCTTACCCATATACGGTTCAGATTCCCATGCTCGCTTAACAACAACGTGACGGGCGAGATGATTTGCTTCACCATCAGTCAGAACAATACACTGAACTTTCTGTAGTTTGTTCTCACGCTGGAACTTAGGAAGAATTTGATGAAGAGCAACAAATGCTTCATTCAGAGGAGTTCCAGACAAACTCATACGAGGAGGAATACCATATCCAACCATGTACTGGTCAGAAAAGTAGTTAGCAATACGCCACATGTTAATCATCTGATGTTCCAGTTGCTTACCATTCACACGACTGGTAAGAATATTCATCATTGCGAACTCATGACTAACAGAAAGCAGATTCTCTTTTGCCTCATAAGCAAGAGAGAAGTCCATTGGTTTGATCACATCGTGAGTTTCATAATCAATTTTAGGACGATTCCACTCATTAGTGAAAGCATAGACCTCAAAAGGAATGGAAACTTTCTTACAGAACCAAATCAGATTGTAGAGTTGTTTGATAGTGTCCATCATGACACGGCTCATAGAACCACTCCAGTCCAATACAAAAATCAAACCATGGTTCTTACCATCAGGGATCACGGAGACCTTCTTAAACAGGTCTTCATTGTACTTGTAGGTGTGAAGTTTAGAAGTGTCCAGGACGCCTGTACGGGCGGTTGTAGCGCGAGCATAGGAGTCTGCTGCTTTGCGACACTCAAACTCTTTTACCAGGTAGTTTACTTCTTTTTGTGCGGATCGTTTGAACTCAATAAACTGTTTGTCTGCGCGTTCGTAGATGTCAACAGAAGGGACACTTTTTCCTTGAATAGAGAAGAAAGAATCAATGTCCTCGTGAATCTCAGAGTTATCAGCAATGATTTTCTTCAGGTCAACCTGAGGAATCTCAACATAGATATTTTCTGGACAATCATTATCCACAAGGTCTTGCAGATTTGATTCCAAAGAATCGGCAGTCTGAACTTCAGGATCATCATTCAGAGGAGCATCAGCAGACTCACGGCGTTCTGCTTCCTCAAGCATCTCTTCATGGGTCATAGACTCACCAGACGCACCATCAGAGTCACCTTCACTGCTACCAGAACTGGACTGAGGAGAAGGAGTTTGAGATTGTCCACCTTCACCCGCTTCAGGAGGAGGGGGCATATCGTCAACCTTCTCTTCCTCTTTCTCTTTTTTACAGAACAGGTAAAGTTCTTCCGCAACCTTCAATACTTCATCAAAGGTTTCTACATTCGCAATTTTCTGAATGAGAGCATTCTCCTCTTCAGAAAAAGTCAGATCAATGAAGTTACCGATTTTAAAATATAGATTTGCACGGTCAGCAAGATTAAAATCAGCAACAGACTCGTCAGCAATAGAGAAGAAGTCTTCGTCATTTAGTTCTTGATATCCTTTGAAAAACGTTTTTGCAAGTCCCATGTACTTGCGTTTCATCAATTTCTCAATACGAGCATCCTCAACCACATTCACAAACTGGGGAGGAATAGCAACTTTCTCCAACCAGTTCTCATCAGGGGTGAAGAGAGCATGACCTACTTCATGTCCCACCAGCAGGTCATAGACAGTGTTGCTTGCTTTCTCCCACATAGGAAGGGTCAACACACGGGTGTGAACGTTAAAGCAAGCTGTCTGAACTTTCTTGTGCTCCACGATCAAGTCTTCAGTGGCAAGCAGTTTGGCAAGTTGGGACTTGATTTCGTGTTTGATTGCCATGGGGGGGGGTTCTTTCGTATGTACCTATAATACTAAACCCCAGGTTTCCCTGGGGTCCCTCAGTGACAGTTCTCCATCTGGTCTACGGTCTAGGTGCTTAAAATACTCCTACAAATGCGTTTGCATGTTGACTGATCTTCATCACACTCAATTAAACAGTCATAGTAATCATTAATCATGTCGGATTCTTCCATTGTTCGATCCAATGTTTTTTCAAGCCTCAAAACACTTTGTTTCCATCCTGCTAATTGATTATGAGAGATTAAATTGTGCATAATGTCCTCCATCCTCCATTATACTTTTCGGGGACATAACGACATAACAAAAATAATTTGGTTACATAATTCTGTCCTCTGTATCATTATACACTATCTAGTCAGTATATGCTAACTTAATGAAGTTTGCTTAATACTTAACACAAAAAATACATAACTTTAGGAAACTATACGAGAAAATCCTTTTACCTTATCAAATCTTTTCACATCCTCAAACTTGTCATGGAGAGACTCTTTGTGAGAAATAACAAAGACATTTGCGTCTTTAATGATAAAGCGAATAATCTTTAGAAAATCTTCGGTGCCGACTCCATCCAAAGAACTGTCAAATACCTCATCCATGATGAGTAGATTCGTATTGACAGAGTTCTTCATCCGTGCTACTTCACGCCAAGTGAAGAGTAGGGCCAGATCGATTCTCATCTTCTCTCCCTCGCTGAAAGAAGAGTAAGAAAAATCTTCGTGAATGGGGGACTGGACGGTTTCGTTAAATTCCTCATCAAGTGAGAAGTTAATGTAAAAGTCCATCAGTTGTAGATACCGATTGACTTGCTGATTTATCAGCGGTAGATACTTCTTAATGATTTTAGTCTTTACTCCACCGTCTTTAAGCAGACTATACGAAAAATCGTAATAGTTAATTGTGTCCTTGTGTTGAGCGAGTTCGTCGTATGTAGTTTTTAGATTATCCTTGAAAGAGGTTAACTTGTCATGCTCAATATTTCTGTTTGCAAGGTTATCGGCAATTCTTTGAATTTCCGATTCCAAATCTCTGATTTGTCTTTGACATCCAGCGATTTGAGTATTGTTTTTAGAAATGCCATGCGTTAGGGAAGTAATCTCCTTACTTAAGGTCAAAAATTGACGCTCTCGCTCTTCTTCCTTTTTAATTGCCTCCTCCAGTTCTTGATAACCAGATTGCAACTCCTTTGCTTTAGTTTGAGCGTCGTTAATCCTATTTATTCTGAAGGTCTCTTCAATTGCCTGATCGCAGGTAGGACAAACCGTATTTTGTGTGAAAAATTTATGTTCTTTAGTAATAGTTGATACTTTGTTAGAAATCTTACCCTTGAGATTACCTAATGTGCGAAGTTTTTCAGTAGCACCATTATAGTTTTCAAGTTCGCCTTGAAGTTCAATCAGTTCTCTATTCTTTTCTTCGTTGTCTCCCATCCAGGTATTTTCTTCTACAAGGAGTTCACCAATCTTAGATTCCTTATCTTCAATATTTTTCTTTCCACGATTCTCTAGTTCTTCAATAAAGTTCTCTTGCATTTGAACTTTTTCAATCAAAGATTCTTTCTTCAGTTCTAAAACTTTTACCGACTCCTTCACTGTACGAATTTTTTCTTTGATAACAGAATTCATACTAGAGAAAATACGAATATCAAGGAGGTCTTCAATAACTTCTCTTCTATTACTTGAAGTAAGTTGCATGAAAGGAACAAAGGTGCTACTACCCAGGATAACAATCTGAGTAAAAGACTTATAGTTCATCTTCAGAACATTCTGCTCTAACCATTTTTGCTGGTCATTAGATGCTGCAGATTGATCCAAAAGATTATCATCTCTCCAAATCTTAAAGATTGCTGGTTTGATACCACGCTGAACTTTCCATTGAGTTCCGTTGATTGAGAACTCAACCTCAACAACACAATCTTTTTCGTTTACCGAATTGATAAGTTGAGGCTTGTTGATTTTACGGAATGCTTTTCCAAACAGAGAAAAGGTAAGGGCATCCAACACGGTGCTCTTACCTGCTCCATTCGTACCAATAATCAGATTGGTAGAATGCTTTAGAAAATCAATCTCAGTAAACTGGTTTCCTGTAGAAAGAAAGTTTTTCCAGCGTACCTTCTCAAATAAAATCATGTTCAGTTTTGGGAGGAATTACAACGTCGTTCTTAGATATCAAAGCGTATTTGTAGTCATGCAGTTCGCATGTTTTTATCATAACCTCATCTTCTATTTCTATAACATGCATAGTAGGACTTCCGTCCTCTTCTAACATCATGGCAAACCGCATGGCATCATCTTCTTCCTCAAACAGATAAAGGATTTGATCACCTTCACAGTCCATTACAGAATACGCACCTTCGGTTTCTTTACCATAGATTGTTAGAATATACATACTAGATTAGTTCACATGCATCCTGATAAGTCTGCCGCATAATATTCTGCAGTTTTGGTTTATCAAGATTGATTTCTGCCTCCTGGATATATCTATCAAGGATAGAGAGAGTGTCTTCTGACTCAAAAATTTCAAACTCTTCTGGTTCTTCCAGAACAAAATTTTCAACAATCTTTAAGTCAGCAACTCCGACTTCATACAGTTTATCAATGAACTTTTCAAAATCTTTGGTGCTTGTTTTTTTACGAACAATTACTTTTACGATTTTATTTTCATACTCAGTCGCATCAAAGAGTTGATGAGGAGTATCCTCATAGTAGATATTATAGAACAATCTGTAGGGATTGTCTATATGAAAATGTTCTTGAGTTTCTGTATCAAAGATGGTGAATCCTCTCCGATCACCGACATCGTTCCAGAACATCTCATACGGATTTCCCAGGTAGTAGATCCGTCCATCATCCGATCTAGTGTGGTAGTGACCGCTGAAGACCTTAGTGAACTCTGAATATAACTCGCTCGGATGACCATGATCCATGACGCATCCTCTATGAGCTCTAAATCCGTTGAGCTCAAGGTGCCCCATCGCGATCTTGCAAACTGAACTTTTAATAAGTTTGAAAGTGCTTTCCTCATTTTCTTTATTAATCCATGGGATAAACAATACGTCAAGTTTATCTAGTTTAGTTTGAGTTGCTTCAGAATAAACTGTCACGTTGTCGTATTCGCGAAGTAGCAAATCAACAGCATTCACTTCATTAGTGTTCTTGTAATATGCTGTGTGGTTTCCTACAATCGTATGAACGTGGACTCCCATTCCCTTAAGACGATCGTAGTAGTTGTCTTTCGCCCATGCTAAGGCAGAAAAATCAATACCCTTACGACTATCAAAAGTATCTCCCATATCAACAATGGTAGTAATACCATGTTCTTCCAAATATGGGAAGAAAATATCATTGTAGAACTTCAGAAAATAGTCATGGAACAACTTGGAGTTTTTACGAGCACCAAAGTGTTGATCGCTTATAATTGCTAACTTCATTAACTACGGAGTTTGGAATGCACGTTATCTTTGATCTGATTGTAGTCGCTGTAGTTCGATCCGCCAAGAGTGTTGTTGTCGTCAAACACCTCACTGTAACCAGATCGTTCGATAATCTTGTTCTTGATTTCTAACTGACGCTTCTCTCTTTGGATCCTGCGGAGAAACGCATAATGAATGATCTGCGTAAAGTAAGCAAAAGGATTTTGGGATTTCTCAGGATTAAAATTATGTATGTACTGAACGCAATTTTCGATTCCATCAGAAATCATGTCCTCCTTGAACATGTAGTTAACAAAGTTTGGCTTGAAGGACAAGTGATTTGCGATCTTCAAGAAACACTCCCCAATGTAGCGCGGAATGGGAGGTTTGGGAAGACCTTTTGCTAATGCAATCTCTTTGTCTTCACGATACTTGATAAGTGCTGCCAAGAACTCTTTATTGTTTACATAGTGTTCTGACCTCTTTCTTTTTGCCATAGGTCTTATCATAAGTTTATCTCATAATATGTATAGATTATATCATCTTCAGCGTTACTTGACAAGTCTCAAAAATACAGTAGAATAACTCTGTTAGGGTTGATAGGATAGCTATAGCTCTTCTTGGCTTTTCTTAAATATCTTTTCTAGGAGTTCCTTTGTGTCATTGACGTTTCCTAGGTAACCCATATTTCTGCTTATATTAGATTGATTATTACTTTCTTTATTTGATGAACGAATGTAATCTTGATACATCATTATCATTTCTATATCACTTGATTCTGACATAGTAAGTATATCTTCTAATTTAATGACAAACATATCATCTGTTGTAGTCTTTAACCAGGGTTCTAATTTATATCCTATAGAACCTGATCTACTTTTTATTTCGTGCACTGTTATTGGATTAGATATCAGAAGCATTGTTCTATCTTCTTCCTCAGTAGCTGCTACCTTAGCGAAGATTTCTTCTCCAGATTTAAATTTGACTGTTGCGTAAAAGTCTTCTTCTATCATGTCTTTAACTGGATAGTGATTATATCATAATTAAATTTCTCTTCATTATAGATTTTAATTCTTTCTATGAAATGATTTAAAGTGTAATTACGTCTTGATTTTGTTGAGCAATCATCTGAAATATCATATAATGTTGCCTTCACTTTGTCTTTTCCTTTTCTAAGAACTCGTCCAATACTCTGAAGATTGCGGACTCTGGACTTACTTGGAGAGGCAAAGATAACATTATGGAGTTTTTTAATATTGATACCTGTACTAAAAGTTCCATAAGAGGCGACGATAATAGCGTTGTTTTCTTTTTCGGTTATTTCTCTTACTAATTCTCGTTCTTCAGCATCAACACCACCGTGTACAAAAAATACTTTACGGTCCTCACCCTTGTTTTTATTTATCTTATCGTAGAGTACCTGTCCATGTGCTTCGACTCTCTGGAAAAGCACAAGTGTATTCCCTTTAAGATCAAGGGTTAGATTTCTAATGAAATTATTACGCTGTTCGTGACCTATTAAATACTGTATCTCATCCTCATAAGTATCAAATGTTTGTGGAGGATGTTTAAGTACAAGACACTGAATATCAAGTTGGGACAAGTGTCCTTGCTTCATCAATTCATCAGTTCTTGTTACTTTATATGACGGACCAAAGAGACCTTCTAACACCCACTTATGCGTCTGTGTGCCGTCTAAAGTTCCAGTGAACCCAAATCTATACTTTGCATGATGAAGTTTAGTCATAATCTGAATTAGAGATTTAGACTTGAATAAATGTGCTTCATCACCTATAATACAACCATAGTCTTCGAAGAAAGACCGTTCTAGTTTATATACAGACTGCCAGGTTGTAATTGTCACTGGAGCATCATTACTTTTCTCCCTACCAGAATAGATACGGTGGCAATATGAGTCAGCATCCCAACCATAATCAAGAAAATCCTTGTACATCTGTTCTACAAGAGATGTCGTTGGAACAACTAGAAGGATTTTTTCTCCTCGGTCTACGTAATATCTTACGAGAGAATAGATCATCAATGATTTGCCAGAAGCAGTGGGGCTTATCAATAGTTTTCTATTGTGCTTTAGAGCGCCGTATACTCCCTCAATTTGGTATTTCCTGGGAGTGTGAGCACAAATAGAATTCATATAGTCTTTGACACCCTCCATTGAGATATGTTCGTTTTCCTCATATGGAGTGCCATAGAACTTATTGTCCTCAAACTTATAACTGTATCCGTACTGCTCACAGAAATTGACAATCTTATCTAACAGACCAACGTAGATTTGCTTAGAACGCATATCAAAGAGATGGATCTCTCCGTTCCAGTTTCTACCGCGATACTGTGGCATAAATTTTGCATTGGGAACCTCAAACTTAAAGTGATCTCTAAGTTCGTACTCAATGTGAGGTTCCGTATTAATCTTTAAAAATACTTCGTTTGATTTTGATATAACAAGATTTGCTGTCGTATCAATCACGTAGATCCATTCATCTACAGATATTTATTACATGTTGTCAAATTGATATTCTAAAATAAGTTTGTAGAAATTATCTCTCATTGCTTTCAGATCTTCTTGTTCTTCTGGGTCTCCCCCAGACCATTTTTCTACTGCTTGAGAAAGACCTAGATGAATAAGTTTGATTCCTTTAATATTCAGTTCAATTGACCAATATTCATCTTCCATTATCCTAAACCTGAGTTGAATCTCATAAACTCTATCGCATTTTTGATTTGATAGGTTCTGTTACTTATCTGTTTAAGTATACTCTCAATATAAACCAGCATTGTATCATAATAGTCAATTTTCAGCGAAACTCCTGAGAGTTTATCATCTGCGTCCAGATACTTTTGCATAGTGTCTTTATCCCTAATTTTTTTGGGAAATGGATTTTCCACATAGACATCAGGGTCTGCTTTCCCACTAAAATATTCATATCGTTCGTGTCGAATATTCTTTCTTTGTTGTTCTGCTTTCTTTCTCATTAGAAAGATAGTGTTGTACATTTCAAAGTACTTCGCATGGAGAGAGGGAATGTTTGTAGATTCTGTATGAAGATTGTCCATGTCAATCTTAGAATCTTTTTCCCATGTCTCCTGAAGTTTTTCAAGGTCAATCATAAAGGTCTACTGTTCATATCGGTGATTGTATAGATAGCATACTTGAAACTCACGTCTGCTGTAAAGTACTCTTGATCCGTTTGTGTGGCATCAAAAGTCATTGTTGATAAAGAATAAGGAAAAAGATTCCTAAAGAAAATTTGAAACTTGGGAATTAAATTACTAGAAAGAATGCTAAGAGTTCCATCAGAATAAACATTATCCTGATCCTTTACATATCTTCCAAATATTTCTGCCTGTGCTTCTAATTCTTCAAATTCACTCAACCTATCTGGATAACCAAGTCCACGAATCCATTTTTGGATTTCCATATAGTTTCCAAGATCTTCATCAACCAAAAATCTAAGATTTAAATCTCCAAATTCAATTTTATCTCCAGGAACAGGAAGATCTTTTAAATATGTCGATTGTGTAGCTACACCAAATGTAAGGTCAGGTATATTTGCTTGATTGCAAAAAAACGCAACTTGGGGCGATCTGCGTAAAGCAAATCTAAACCCATTAGGACTTAAAAAATTCCTGTTTTCAATTTGACGAGAAGAACTTATCTCATTATATTTTTGCGTTGACATTTGTTATTACTCGCTTACAACAGTGGATCCAGTAAAACCACCATTAGTTCCATCAGTGTTTTCTGTTATGGATGTTGGGTCAGAGTCGTAAACTTTTCTGTCTGTGTAAGTCTCTGTCCATCTTCTATTGCCAGCGTAATAAACATCTGTGCCTTTTAACACACTTGGTTTTTTGATGTGAAATGCCATTTCTTGAAAAGACAATATTGACTATTTATGGGCATAAAAAAAGGAGACCCGAAGGTCTCCTTGATTAACTCTTGTGAGTATGGATCACATGAGGTTCTTGACGGTAACTCTTCTGTAGTAGCGGTTGCTGTTAACAGTGAGTACGCCTGCGCCAGGGTTGGTGCCTTCAGCGAATGGGTTAGCGACCATGCCGTAGCGGGTCTTAAAGCCAATCTTGGGCTGGAAGGTGTTCTCTCCAACGGCACGAACCATCTGGAGGGGAACATATGGGCAATAGAACAGACCTGCGTCATAAGGTGAAGTACCCTTATAACCAACAACGTAGTACTGGTTAGCAGCACTGTTTGCAGCATAAGGATCGATGTATACGCGATACTTACCTTGCAGAACACCAGCGAAGGTGTTGCCACTGTCATCAACGTTAAGGTTAGCGTTGAGTGCAGGGGTGTAATCGAGGACACCAGCCATGGTCAGTGCAGAAGCAACGTCTGCAGAGCACATGATGATGTTGCCCTTTCCTCTACGAGTGCGCTGTGCGATTGCGTTAGCGTCTCTCTCGATTTGGAACAGAAGACCCTTGAACTTCTCAACAGACCAGCGACCGTTGGAGTCGATGTCGAGGTCAAACTCACCAGCGGTAGCGGTGTTGACTTGAGCACCAGACTCAGCAGTCTTATAGATGGTTCTGATGACTTCGCGGTTGATTTCAGCGAGGATCTCAGTTGACAGAATGTTTGCCAACTCAGCCTCAGCATTCAGACCGTGAATTGCCTTGAGGTCTTGTGCCAGTTCCAAGGAGTACTCAGCTTTGAGTGCTCTGGACTTAGCGGTTACAGTGACTTTCTCAATCGAGAATGCCATCTGGTTGAACGCATCATCAGCAGTACCCAGGTCCTCAGACTGTTGGGTAGTCATGCCCTGACCAACGTTGTAAGCACGTTGGGTAGCATCGGTGGAAGGATTCAGAGCACCAGGGTTGGTTCCTGCCTGTGAGGTAGTACCCATACCGACGTTAGAACCAGTGAAGTCAAATGCTTCGTTCTGACCAGAGAATGCGGTATCTACTTCATCGTAGAAGGTTTCTGCGCCTTGCTGGTTGTTGTACTTAGAACGCATCGCGAAGATGAGTCCAGTAGGACCAGACATAGGCTGAACGCCAGCCAGGTCATATGCGACCAGGTTAGGCATGGAGCGTCTGATCAGAGAGATCAGTACGGGGTCGAAACCAGCGACAGGTGATGCACCAGCACCAGAGAAACCAGCGTTGCCGGTTCCAGCAGGGTCGGTGTTGACGTTGGGTTGCTCAGTCAGGAAGGATCCAGACTGTGCGAATGCTTGTTGTTCGCGGAGGAACTTTTCTTGGTTTTCCAGCAGGGTTGCGGTTACTGCTCTCTTATGTGAATCTCCGATTTTGTCGAGACCCTCATGGTTGAGGAGAGGTGCCCACTTTTCCTGCAGATGCTCGGATTGGAACATTTGCTTTAACGGGTAATGTTTACGTTTGATTTAATATTGAATTCAGATTATTTGCTAAGGGTGGAACCCAAAGCTCTCATGTATGCGTCCATAGAACCTGTGTAAGAAACAGGTGCTTCAACGCCTTCCGAGAGGGTTTCAGTCTTAGCGGGTGTAGAAACATTCTTCTGAGTGAAGTATGACTCCTTCAGTGTTTCTAACTTGTCACGATATTGTTCTTCACTTTCAAACTCTACACTTTCGGCAAGTGATGCAAGCTTCTCTTTCTGGGTCTGTGCAAGACCTTCAGAAACATCATTGAGAATTCCTTCTGCAGCAGACTCAGAGAGTCTAGCGTTCAGAGTGATGTTCTTCTCAATCTGCTCGTTGAGTTTTGTCTCCATATCATCAAGTTTTTCTACCATGCTCTCAAATACATTATATTTCTCTTCAGGGATTGATACATAATGTTCTTCAAAAAGACTCTTCATTCCAGTCAGGAATGATTCGCTCATATCGGTCTTAAGACCTGCTTCAACTGCGAGTTGGTTTTCAGTAAACCACTCGTCAGAAACATACTCAAGATAAGAATCAACACGCTCAGCGAGTGACTCTTTAGCAGAAGCAACTTCTTCTACGAACTTCTCTTCGTATGCTGCTTCCAGTTGCTCTTTGATTTGTGCAACCTTTGCATTGATTGCAGACTCAAAGATAGTTCTTGCTTTTTCTTGGAATTCTTCGGAGAGTTCCTCACCAGCAAGCAGTGCGTTGACATCTTCTTCGATGTCATACTCAGAAACAGTAACTTCTTCTTCAGAAACAACTTCTTCTTCAGTAGTTTCTTCTTCAGCAACTACTTCGTCGGTGATCTCTTCTTCTTCCTTCATGCCTGCGGGCATAGGATCTGCTGATTTAGCACCCTTATTGACAACATCCCTAACTTGCTTGAGAGTTCCGCCTGGTGTGCTCAGCTTTGCAGAATCGTCATCGGGCTTATAGTTATCGGGGGTAGGACCACCGAGATCTTCGACGTTTCCAAGTTGAGTACCTGGATCTGCCATCGTAGGCATTGGGTCAGCAGCTGCTGCTCCAGAATTGACAGCAGTTTTGGATTGCTGTGTCTTTACTTCCATTTCTTGTAAATCTCCACGAGACATTTGAACTCTCCGTTATTGCCGGGTATTAAAAACTATATTTATTTATAAAACTAAAGATTAGATAGGAAGTTATTCCATAACTCTAACTTATGTTCTTCCAGTATTTTCTGGTCAACGAGTGTATTTATTCTATTTTTTGTTTGTTCCGCGTACTTCTCACGGAGAAGTCCACCATCCCAAACCCATTCTTTTCCTTCCATAATCCCTTCAACAAAGGCATCTGGGGCAGAAGGATCGGCAACGATATCAGCAGCAGTTGCTAACATAAAATCATCACCAACGATATTGACACCTTCACGGGTGGTCTTTAAAGAACCAATACCGCGAGAAGATACGCCAAGTTTTACCCCATCTTCTACTAAAGCAGAAGCAATCTTACCCATTGGGGTATTCAAAATCTTTGCTTTACCGATGAAATTTGAACCACTTTCTCTAAGTGATACAATTTTATGTGAAACTCTGTCGAGGTTTACAGTAGGACCATCGGGGTGTCCAAGTTCTCCAAGTGCTCTGCCTGACTGAACATTCGATTCATTATAACGAGAAACTTCCTTGCGGAGAGTTTCCATGGGATACATACGA